GTAGCAGAACCATTTGCTGGCCTGCGGTCATTGTGAGGCTTGTGGACGTTACCGTTCCTGTAATGACTACAGTGTTGCCTGTGGCAGCAGTAAGGTCTACAGCCGTGGCGGAGGCTATATCCGCGCCTGCTTTGAAAGTTTGTAAGCCGGTGAAGGTGTTAGAGCCTAAAGCTGCCGCCACAGCCACCCAATTAGTCGCATCCAAACTCGGATCAGTAGCCACCCCGCTATGCGTAGTAATTGCCCGATAAGTAAGATAGTTGATAGGCGAATAAACATTGTCCCCCGCAGTGAAGCTCCCACCACTAACCCACAAAACAGCGTTAGCCGTAGCGTCGGCAGCATCCGCAGCAGCTTCTGCAAGAGTTACTTGATACGCTGCTAGCGCCACTTCGTCAGCGGCCAACACCACCTGCCCCTCAGCTAATGTCACCTGATCAGCCGCAAGCACAACCTGAGCCGCCGCATCAACAACACTTTGGGCTGCCTCGCCAGCCTTAGCATTAACCTCAGTTGACAGCGCATTTGCTTGCGTAGCGAATATATTCTCAGCCGTCACCATGTTGGGCAAAGCCGTGCCTAGCAAAGCATCCCCCCTAGCGTCAAACGATGAAGGGTCAGCCGTAGTGGGCGGCGTTCCAAGTGACGGTATTACCTGCGTTATTTGTGCAGCCATTTTTACACTTCCTCTAATTCTAAATTGACCATTGCCTGGTTTGGGTAGTCCGTGTTTATCTCAAATGCTTTATAGATTCCTAGTATCGATGTTGCGTCAAAGTACCCGTTTGCCGCGTCAGCAAGACCGTACCAAAGCGCGGGCGTTGCGTTAAGATCCTCGCGCAGCAATATCACTTTGTTCACGTTGGCTTTCTCGCACAATACCGCCTGGCGAGATTTTGGAACGTTGCGTCTAGGCGTTAGTATAGCATTTCCGTCAAGGTCGCGCTCTATTGTTGAGAAATTTAATATATCACTTGAAGTTGTTTGAATCGTCTTGCCTATGTAAACGAAAGTTCCAAAAACAACGGCGCCTACCTTGGTACTTCCAGATGTTGAGGTGAGCGTAATGGTGACAATTGCGTCAGTGAATTGCGGTATATCAAAATAGGCAAGGCTTTTCTGCGTGGTGAATTCTCCAAAAAAGTAATCAGACCAAGTTAGTGTTTCTCGAAGGTTCAGGCTTCCGCTATCGCTGTATACGGTTCCGCCGCCACCAACGCTAGTCACTGTTATCGAGTAAGCGTTAGCACTAACGCCCTTTAGTCCAATAGCGTTTATGCGCTTTCCGGCAGCAAATACGACGGTTAAAGAAAGACCGGTCACCGATTGCTGACTGCGCGAATAGTCAAACATTCTAAACCGATTGGTCTTGCCGATGTATTTCCACTTTGTCTCGTCGGTAAGCGCAAAGTTATTTGCCGCAACCAATGACTCATAAAGCGAATTCGTTGCTAGCTCAGTGACGATGCCGCCAATAGCCGCAGAAGATGCGCCTGACCACACTGGATAGACAAGTCCCGCGAACGTCCAGAATGCGCCCTCGACTTGCGTGTTGCCGGTGTTAGGAGTTTGCAGCGAGCGAAATACAGATTGAGGATTGCCATAAGTGGTTGCCGCCCCCGCAAGATCGTCCACGGCGTAATTCGTCGCACCGCTATAAGTAGCAGCAACGGCGTCCGGCACGGTTGAGCTTGTCAGTCTTGCGTCCGTTACCTCAATAGGCGGTATTACTCTCATGCTAATGGCTCCGTCAATAGCGCGTTACCGTCCCGCGTCACCCGTGTTAGTGTATCAGCCGTGCGCTTAACGCTCTCGGCTATGCGTCTAAGCTCTGTCATCATCCCGCCCATAGCACCGTCCTGTGCGCTGGCCTCGCTCTCGGTCAGCACGCGCTCGCCTTGGTGCAGTTGCGCTATGTATCCGTCAAACGGGACACGGTTAAGGCCGTTGGCGTGGGAGCCGTCTATACCGGCTATGGCCGCAGCGCGGGCAAGCATGGCGTCTGCGCTACCTGCGTTTAGTACGTCGTTAATTAATGACTGATCCACTTGGCCAGATAAAGATTTTATCCACTGGCCCACGAACTGCTCGAGTTGCTGATCCAGCGGAACGGCTGTATTCTTTCCGTCCTCATTAGCCTGACCGAAGAAAAGGCCGTTTCCGTTGCCCATCTCGTTAAAGCCGCCGAAGCTGTTTGAGTTAAGGTTTACATTAAGCCCGGATGCGCGCGCTATGCCTGTTAGCGCCGAATCGTATTGGCGGAATGTATCAATTACCCCAACCGCATCGCCTTGGCCCTCTCGCCGTGCAAACCCTACCGGCTTAAATCCAGAGTCAAAGGCTGGAACGTCAAAAGTTCGTCCATCGCCGCCTCCGGCTAAGTCGCGTATCAAGAACCCTGCGTTTGCGGACGGGGTTTCTTTTTTGTTTAGCGCGAATGCGGCAGCGGCAGCGCCAGCCACGGCTAGAGTTATGGGGTTTGTTGCAAGCGCTGCAATGCCTGCGCCGGCAGATCCGGCTGCAGCCGGTATTGCTTTTGCAACAGTGGATGCTGTGCTAAATATTCCGCCAATTGATCCCACACCTCCCCCGCCCCCACCACCAGGCGACGATATCCCAAGGAACGATAGCGCCTTAACCGCCGCCCACTCTGCCACGATTCTCGCCACCGTCGTAATGGCCGCTTGCTTAATCTTCTCGAAAGCGTTCTCGCCGTTGAGCGCAATGTCGGTAAAATATCCGGCAAGCGAATCCCGCATAGAATTATATTTTTCTTGCGCGTTCCGTGTGGTTTTCTCATTTTGCGCGTCTAACTTCGCGGCCGCAGATGTTGCCGCGTCTTTTGCGGCACCAAGATCGTATATTTTGGCCGTTAGCGTGGCCGCCTCAACTATCTGTTCTGCCGTCGCATCGGTGCCCAGCTTAATCACAGCGTTATAGATTGCAGCGGCGCGCGCGGTCATTTCCAGCGCGGTTAGTTGCTCGCGAAGACCTTGGTTGTATTCTTCGGCTTTGTCCGTTGTTTTTTTCGTGACATCTTTAAGATCAAACAGTTCGGCGGCAAGCGTTGCCACCTCTGCCGTTTGCTCTGCGGTCAAGTCCACGGCCTCGCCGGTGACTGCGTTAAATATCGCAGCCGCTCGAGCGGTCATTCCGGCCACTTGTATTTGATTCTTTAGCGACGCTATGTATCCGTCTGTCTTGTCTTTGGCTTTTTGTTGCTCTTCGGATAGGGCGGCGGTGGCACCGGTAACCGAGTCTGTGGCTGTCTTTTCCTTGTTGAGTGCCGCAATCCTATCAGCCTGCTCCTGCAGCATCTTTGCGCTCATGCCAGATAGCGCACCACCAGCCGCAATGTAGCCACGAAGTGATTGAGTAGCTTTGTTTACCTTTTCGGCATATGCGGCGGCCTCTTCTCCCAAATCATAAAACCCGCCCTCAACCAGCATGGCAACAGCGGCGGCCCGCTCAGCCTCTTTGTTGTGGTCAATATAAGCATCGACCAGCTTATACACGCCGTATGATGCGATAGCAGCAACACCAACTGGACCGCCAACAAGCCCCATTGCGCCCCTGAGCACGCCGGTGGCAATCGCTGCCGTTCCGGATACGCCTGCCATCCTAGCCAGCGCCGCTTGATACGCTATCGACTGTCCGGTTGATACCGAAAAAGCAACGCCTGACTCCACTACCGCAGGAATCATTCTAGCAACAAGCACAACGGCTAGTGCCTCGGCCACCGTCTTTATGGTATCAATCGCGCTACCTATCCGATCAGCATCAGCCCATCCCGATATAAACGCAGTAGTCGCCTGCGTTGCCGAACGCATGGCAGGCTCGAAACTCTCGCCTATGGCAATTTGCAAAGCTTCAAAAGCGGACGCAGCGGCTTTAGAGTCGCCGCTCAAATTGTCCATGTTAGTTGCTGCTTGCTCGGTTGCGATGTTGGTGCCAGTGATGGCGCCTGTTAAATCTTTCACAACGTCTTTTTGTACTAATAGCGACGCAGCAGCCCTGAACGCTTCCTTGCCCACCAAGTCCATCAACTGAACCGTATCAAGCTGCTCGGAGGATAGATTTTCAAGGGCGCCAGATAGTCCGACAATGGAAGGGCGTAGGTTGTCGTTGCCAGATGATTCTAGCTGGAGCATGACCTGCCTAAGCGCCGTGCCTGCGTCCGCTCCTTGTATTCCAGCGGCCGCCAACGCTTGTATTCCTGCGACTGTCTCCTCGAAGCTTACGCCTAGAGAATTTGCCGTTGAGCCAGCGTTTCGCATGGCATCGGTAACAGATGTCACCTCCGCCGCACCAAGCTTGCTTGACGCAGCAAGGGCGTTGATTACGCGGTTTGCGTCAGAGGCCGGAAGCTGGAATTGGTTAAGCGCGGAACCGAGCGCCTTGGCAGCATCAGGAAGACCGATACCCGCAGCTTCGGCAAGCGTAACGGCCTCTTTGGTAACCGCCGCTAGAGACGCGGCGCTCGACAGCAAGTCTGGCTTTGCCGATGCTATAAGTTTAAACGCCTCGGCAGCCTGTGATGCGCTAAGGGAGGTTGTGCGGCCAATCTCTTTTGCTTGGTCGGAATAGAATTGCAGGTCTTTACCCGTCGCGCCAGTGATGGCGGACAGGTTAGATATTGATTTTGAGAATTCGGCAGTGGTGGATATAATGCCAGTGATTGCAGACTTGGCGGCGGCAAAGCCAGCGTATGCGCCTATCATCCCTACGATGGCCGTCTTGGCAGAACCGAAGCCAGTGCTCATCTTGCCGGTCGCGTCTTTGGTGCCACGGCCTAGCGAGTCAACATCTTTTTCTGCCTTGCGAGCGCCAGTACCGAAGTCGTCCATCTCACGCTCGGCGCGCGTCAAGTCCTTGGTGTCCACCCCAACCCGATAATATAGTTTGCCTAAATCCTCTGCCACTATGCTATCCTTTTTTGGTTATGGAACGGAACGTTGTTAATATGTGCTGACTAAGCGCCGCGCTATCCACCTTGATCGTAAGCCACGGAGCGGGGCACTGTGGGTCGCTAGCCCTTCGGCGCATGGTTGCGTAGTGCTCGGACATAGAGCGCAGCGACTCCGCCTCCCAGCGCGTTAGCGTGCGTCCCGTGCGCGTTGCCCAGCTATCTATCTCTCCCCACGTTACCGGCTCGCCGATTGGCATGATAGGCCCGCACTGCCACAACAGTTGAACCAGGTGCGCGCCGTAACTAACTGGCACCAATTCCGGCTTGCTTCCTATCGCGCTCTCATATCGTGATCGAGGCGGCAATGGCGTTCGGCCCTTGCGTTGCTTTTGCGTGACGGGCGTCGAAAGCCATGCCGCGTGGCGACAGTAAAGCTCTAGCTGTTTTCTAGCCCTTGAATAAAATTTTCAAGGTTAGAGAACTTTGCAAGCGACTGGTTGCGCGCCCAGTCCACCTCGACGTAGAACTTCTCGATAAGCGCGGTGCTGAACTTCTCCTTGCCGTTGTACGCGCAATTTTCCCATCCGGTTGCAACTGCCGCGAGCATTTTTGCATTGTCCGCGCTGATCTCTTTCGCGGTGCTCTCGCCTTTGGTGACCAGCTTATCGCCCTCGTAAACATCACGCTCGGCCTCGCGCCACTCTTGCGCTTTTTGCACTTCTAGGCTTGCGTCTTGCGCGGTCTTGGATAGTGGTCCGAGTTGGCGAACACGAACGGGCTTGGTAACGTCACCGTCCGCATATATTGGCTTGCCGTTGCGGATGTCCACGAAGTGTACCCATGCTCCCGCTTCCGAGTCCGCAACGGGGTCAATCTTTCCTAAATCAAATCCTGCCATGTCAGTGTACTCCAGTCAGTGTTCCCGTCAGTTAGATAACGTTAGCGGGCGCTGACAGGGCCACCCGCTCACGGTTCATGCGAACGCTTTAAACAGGTGCGGCC